TACGTTTTATTCCTATGTTCCCCCCCTCTCCGGGTTCCCCTAGGGAACCACGGGGGGTGCTTCTGGAGGCTGAGGCCTCCTCTCGCTCCTAGCGGAGGCTCACGTGACTTCTAGGCAGAGGCATGTCTCTCGTCTTGTGGGGAGATACACGACTTGGGAAGTCAACCTGGGCTCGCAGTCTTGGGAACCACGTATGCTTTGCAGGCCTCTTCAGTGGAAAGGCAGCCCTTGAGACAGGGGGCAAGGCAGAATACGCCGTTTTCGACGACATCAGAGGAGGAATTAAGTTCTTTCCAGGATTCAAGGATTGGCTTGGATGCCAGCCCTCCTTCATGATAAAGCAACTTTACAGGGAACCCGTGATGTTTAACTGGGGGAAACCATCAATATGGATTAGCAACCGGGATCCCCGGCTTGAAATGGATGAATGCGATGTTAATTGGATGGAAGGAAACTGTTTATTTGTACACATTACTAGTTCTATCTTTCATGCCACCATATGCTAGTATTAATGGACACCTTCAAATCATCCGAATCATCTTTGAGAGGTTCAAAGAAGTCAACGACGTATACATCACCGATGCTCTCGGGATGCATGGTCGAATAGTGTGATGCCGACTTCCCACCCCCTGTCTCAAAATCATCATAAATGATGGCTGAGTTAATGGGATACCAACGGTTCACCGTTCGAAAGGCACCCTCGCTGTTGCCTGAACTGATGGTCATCATCCTATCAGACAAAATGTGAACATCCTTGCTAGCTGTCTTGGCAATCATTACATTATCCCAGTCTTTTGCAAACGTGCCCTTGAAGATATGATCGTAGATACGCCCCTGCAGGCCGGTTATCTGAGAAGATCCAGAGTTGGTAATCTTAGCGAGAAGTCGGCCCATGCCATCCGAAGTCTCGATAAAGGGGTGGATAATTCCAATAGGAGCGCTTGTTGTGTGGAGCAAATCGAAGCCTTTGAAAGCAAAGACCACACGCCTCCATCTCCACGGAGATGCATCTTGGATTGCAATCTCAATTCTTTCCTTGAACCCGCGCATGTAAACACGAGAAGCGGTACGCGTCGCGTCGTCATTCACATTAGCCTCACCGGCACCTACGGCCGTAGCAATACTGCGGGCTGTTGCAACCCACAAGAAGGACTCTCCACCGTTGCCAGAAGAAACAAATGTCGGTCCACTAGCGTACCCGGCCCCTGTCTCCGACAAGGTTCCATTCCACGCTAGCATGGTATCCTGCTTTTTCCTAGTTGAGACATCCAACACTTTGGCTCGAAATGACTTTCTCGGACGTCGGGTGATCCGTTTCTTGGTGCGCCGTCGCGCTTTGACTGATCTCTTGACATACCGTGCGTTGCGCCGCAGAGGTCGTATGGAGCCACGTTTGCGCCTAGTGTACGCCATATTGAAAAAGTTGGAAAAGTTGGAATTAAAACAAAAAAGAGGGGGGGTGGGAAGGGGTATTTATAGTGAGCGGTGTCACCGTCACTGGACTATAATATTAAGTTGTCCAGTTCCTCTTTGTGACTTTTTTTATGGGCTTCGATTTCTACGCACGATATGGCCTCTTCACCTACAGCCAATCAACTGGCCTCGATGCTTGGGAAGTATCTAATCACTTTGGAAGCCTTGGGGCTGAGTGTATCATCGGCAGAGAAGACCACCAAGATGGCGGAACTCACCTACACGCTTTTGTTGATTTCGAAAAGCGACGACGATTCCGACAATCTCGTTTCGCAGACGTATCTGGATCTCACCCGAATATTGTCAGCTCATACGGCACTCCTTGGGATGGGTATGACTATGCAATCAAGGATGGAGAAGTTGTGGCAGGAGGGCTCGAGCGCCCAGAACCACCCGGAACTTCAATACGCCGAAGTGATGAGAAGTGGAGCACAATCGTGGCTGCAGAAACTCGAGAGGATTTTTGGCTACTTGTGCGAGAGCTGGCTCCTGCTGATCTCGCCAAGTGTTTCAACAGTCTTAGCAAGTTTGCTGACTGGCAATATGCTGACCCTGAGTATGTTTACGACGGACCGTCTGCAACTGATCCACGATTTGACATCAGCGAATTCCCGGAACTTGGTACTTGGAGCAGCAGACTTGCTGACTCGGTGGATGGACAACGAGGTACGTTTTATTCCTATGTTCCCCCCCTCTCCGGGTTCCCCTAGGGAACCACGGGGGGTGCTTCTGGAGGCTGAGGCCTCCTCTCGCTCCTAGCGGAGGCTCACGTGACTTCTAGGCAGAGG